AAAGACTTACCTAAAGCGATGAGTTCGTCATCAACTTTCTTAGCCAAAGCATAACCTGCGTCTTCTGTATAGAAACGACGCAAAGAAGCCAAAGCTTGAACTTCAGTAATGTCTTCGATGAAACGTGAGTACTCGAAGTGTTTGTTAATTAAAACTTGTACTTCTGACTCAGTGTCAGCTTGGATTGTAACCATTGTGTTAGCAGCTTTAGCAGCAGCTGTGCCACGTGTTGGCTTAGGAATGTGAACTGTGTCACCTTTCTTGCCTTTGAAGTTCATCTTCTTGACTAAGTTAGCCAATACGAGGTTCTTCTTATAAGCTGCAACAATCTCGTCACTCCAAATTTCTGGAATAAACGTAGCTGCGTTTGAGTTGTTAACAATGGTGGCTGAACCACCTGGGTATGTTGCTGTTGATAATGCCATTTTTAAAATCTCCTTAGATTAATTAATTATCGTACTCGACCCTCGGAATATGCAGCCATAATTTCTGGTTGTAACTCCATATAACGATCTGGGTCTTCTAACTGAAGTTTAATAAGGTCCGCTCTACGGTAGATTTTTGTTGAAACATTACCTGGTGATCCTGTGTCTACAGCAACAGCCTTCATTTGCTTCTCACGATCCGCTTTAACTTGAGCTGGTACTTCTTTTGCAGCTACTTGTTCTTGTTTTACTGGAGCTGGTTTCACAAGTTTCCAAGTGTTTAACAGCTCAGCAGCAGAATCAAAATCAAAGTTATCTGCAGCAGCGTACAGCTTTAAGCGTACTGGAGAAGATTGAATCCATTGTGCAAACTCTGGGTCAGAGACAGTATTTTCAAAATCAGGGAATGATGCCTGTAGCTTTTGTACAAACTGCTGTTGTTGGATTTGTGCTAAAGTTTGTTTAGCTTCTACAACAGTTGGATGCTTGTCAACAGCTTTTTGAACTGCCTTCTCAGGGTTCTCAAACCAATCTACTTCTTCGTCCTCTTTTGCTACATTAGGCTCAGGCGATTGCTTGGTGTCGAGTTGTCTCTTAATGAGTTCATCTGCAAGCTTACGTACCTCCCCTACTTCTTGAGCTTGTCGGCCTATTAGCTTCTCAGCTTCTTGGTGCATCCTGATAATTTCTTCTAGGCTTTTGCCACGATACTTATCAGGTACTTCGGGTTCTACGTCTTGACTTGTATCAACTACTTCATCAGAGTTATCTGGTTCTTCTTGAACAGGTTCTGGTGCTTGATTGATTGTGTCTTCTTGTTTGATTTCCTCGTCTTGAGGGTCGATAAATGTAGCCATATTATACTCCTGTCAGTCTTAGCGCTGATTGTAGGAAAGTTTAAAAATAACAGCTAGGCGCTAGCCTTGATTGCGTTCCCTAGCCACTTTGTTTGCTTCTTCTCTCTTTTTAGCCCACTTACCGTAAGCTGATACGTACACTGGGTCAGTACCATCTAACTCGATTCGTGGAGCTGAAATGATCTTAGAAGCTCTATCACCACACTCATCACACTCAGTATTCTGAATATGTGACTCTATGTAGCGTTCAGTGACACACCCACAGGATGTACACCTAAACTCAAATATTCTTCGCATTTTCTAGCTCCTCAAAGACTTCTTCCGAAGTTTGCTTTAGTGAACGTAGCCAACGTAGAATATCTAGTTGTCCTTTTTTGAAGTGTAGTTCTTCGATAGTGTTTAAAGAAGCCACTTGGTCGTAAGCTTCAATCATCTTGTCTACATCTTCCATCAGATCTGCCCAGCCTTGTGTGGCCATAGTGGCAAATCTTTCCTCATAATATTGTTGAAGGGCTTTATCCATTCGGAGTCCTTTGGCGTGGATAGGGGCTTATAATTATTATTAGATACCCCTAATACCACATTGTTAAACTTTTGTCAAGTATGTGTATATTATAACACACTTTTTACGATTTGTCAAGTACTTTTTATTGTTGTCGCATTTGACGTGTAACCATAGCTTCTTTGCTCATGATTTCACGTTCTTTTAGGATCAACTCAGCAATCTTAGCTCGTTTTTCAAACTCTTTGTCCCCTGCGTCTGTAGGGAGATTAGCGCTAATGTTACGTACTAAATCTGTCTTAACCTTCTCAGGCATTAACTCAGCTTCAACCATAGCCTTCTGGGCTTTAGCTTGACTTTCCTGAGCATTAGCTTGTGATTCAACAGCTTGGCCTTGGAAGGCGTTAGCTTGTGACTGGATGAGGGCAATCTGGGCCTGCATCTGAGCCATTTGCATCTGTTGTGTTTGTGGGTCAGGCTGAGACATTTGCTCAAGAGCTGCTGCTAATTCTTCACGATTCTCAAGGCTAGAGGATTGGATAATACCTTTAAGCACTAGAGGAACGATAGGAGACTGTGGTCCTAATGTCTGTAACAACCCAATGAACTGTTGTTGTTCGTACTCTCTAGCAACCATACCTAAGCTAGAAGAGACAACAAACTTGAAGTCCTGTACTGGATAGTTCTCAGGGTCGAACTGCATATAGCGATACGCAGTCTTTTCGATGAACGGAATAAGAAAGTCCTCTTGGAAGTTGACTAAGGCTTGCTTGTTCTTCTTCACAATTGAGGACATGGCTAAAGACATTCCCATGCCATCACGTGTACTGGCTGATTGTGTCAGCGCAGCAGAGTCAAGAGTACCTGTTGCTTGTAACAACATACGTTCAAACTCTTGAGCTGTCTGATAGTTAGCAGGGTCTGTGTTGCCAAACTTGAATGGGAACAATACTTCGTTAGGATTACCGTTAACGAGTAGTGTCTTACCTGGTCTAACTTGGTAGTTAGCTCCACGTGGTAGTCGAGTAGCGTCAGCAGCCATCATAGGAGCTGTTGTAAGCGCTAATGAATCGAGGTGGCTACGTAGCTGTGCATCGATAGCCTTCTGCATATTATAGCCCTTCTCAACAGTGCCTACGCCCCAGAAACGACCAGGAACAGTCTCAGGACGATACACAACGATAGGACGATCCTTCATCATGTATGGGCTACGCTCTGCTTTTAACAACTGATTACCGTTAGCAATAACGATGATTGCTTCTACTAGATCAGAATACTTGTCAGCAGCGCTGTCTTCAGGGAATAAATCAACAACCTCAGCACCATCATTCTCTAACTGCTCTAAGTACTCACGTGGTACTAGGCCATAATAGCGTAATACACGTACTTTATCGTCTTTAAATGATGTGGATAACTGCTCAGGCTCTAAGCGTGTGTCTACATACTCAGGCTGAACGTTAACTTTACGATAGATACCTTGTTCAATACCTTCTACAATCTTAAATAGGTTTACATACTCTTCGATAGCTACGCCTAAACCACCTTCGATTGACTCAGAGTTAGGATCAGCTAGGAAGTTACGTGGATGAATAGCTTTAGGCTGTACAGAGATACGTTTTTTCTCTTCTACACCAATAGCAGCTACGTCTTGACCAGGCATAGGACGTGTAGCAGGTACATATTCTGTTACTTCTTTAACCAAAAGCTCAGCAATACCTGTACCAAAGATCTCAGCAGTCTTATTAACGTCCTTCCAGACCTTAATTGCCTTGTCTTTCTTCAAGTCTTCGTGTAATTTACGCTTGAGAACCTCAGCATCTGCCTTCTGTTGGTCAGCAATATCATCATCAATGTCAAAATATGAACCACGACCAGTCGTAGCTTCCATGATTTCAGCACATTTGTTCTCAACTGCTTGACGCATAGCAGGGGCAACGATGCGTGAACGCTCTGATTCACGTGTTTTATCCTGATCAGACCAAATACCGTAGTAAATACGCTCGTATTCGTCCCACTTTTGCTCATAGTTGGTGTAACGATGGTCTCTCCATCTATCACAATGAGACGTTACAAAGGATACAAGCTCTAAATCAGAGTTTGTTGTAGGTGTTTCTTTGAACTCAGCCATGTTTTTCCTTATGCGCTAAATGGATCTTCGTAAAATGGGCTTACTACTTCAGGTTGTGCTTGGTTTAGTTTAGTAATCTTAACGCTAGCACCACTTAAACCCTTAACTGGTTGCACGTCAAAGCCTTCTCCTAGGACTGATTTGACGTATTCTTGTAATTCTTTTTGTGTAAAACCTTTTTGGAATGTACGTTCTTTGCCAGAACCAATAATCCAACCATCTTCTGATTTGGTTTTATTCTTAGCTGCGTTAACTTCAGCAGCACTGCGTGTGTTAATGACTGCACTACCACCTGGTTTTAGAGCACGCCCTATAGTCTGTACTGCTTCTACACGCTGCTCTGGCGGTAACACATTCAATACGTTCATGTTAACAACTTTATCAGCTACGTTCTCAGGAACATCTGTAGGTGTAGTAAAGTCAGGAGTAAATCCTTTTTGTGGGAATGGCTCGAATGTCAAGACGTTAGCGCCTGCTTCACGTGCTTTAGCAGAGCCTAAGCCTAGGCCAGCACCATAGTCAAGTACTGTCTCACCTTCGTTAACACCTAGAATATCAAAAGCTTTCTCGTATGTAGGTGTGGTATTTGATCGTTGTGTTCTAGCAGGATTTATCACAAAGTCTTCTGCTGCTCTAACACCTGCTGTGTTATCCATAGACTTTAGTGCATCGTCTGTAGATTTTCTGATAATATCTGAGAATAGTTTAGCTATAGCCATTAGTATCCACTTACCCAATCCATAGGTTCATATTCTTCTTCTTCAAACTCAAAGGAGAAGTCTGTTACTGCAATCTGGTCAATGTAGGACAAAGCATCCAACATATCGTCATGTACACCAGTAGAAGGGAAGTTCAAAAGCTGGTCTGTAAACTCTCTATTCCACTCGTCACGCTTTAGCGTAATCTTTCCATGTTCAAAGCGACCCTGTAAGGCCCAGACAACACGATCTACTTTTGCTTTGTTACCATGTGTTAAATCTTCGATACGAGGAAAGATATTACTTCTCTTCATCATATCATGTAGATAAGGCAATACAGCATTCTTTAATGCTCCTCGCTCAATACCTACAATTTGTATACCATAGTCACTAGCGTGTCTTAGAATACGTTGAGCTGTCTCTTTAATATCCCA